AATGTTTCTAATGATAATGCTTTTCCGTTTGATAAGTCGCGAGCGCGAGCAACGCCAACTTCAGTACCGCCACGGTTGTACTTAGCCCGTAACTCTAATCCGCGTTTTGCATTATTACGGACTTCTTGCGGTGGTACAAAACCTTCAGACATTTTTAATTACCTGAATAAAGAACTGATACATCTCCCGCAGAAGTTCCAGCGGCAGAAATAGCATAAATAAGATCGCCACCATGCGCCCATAATTGAAAGTTTCCATTTGAGGCTATGCGTGTTCCTCTACCTGCTCCTGTAGCAGTAATAGAAGCGTCACCAATAAAAATTGGTTGAGCATTTTGATTATTAATTTGGATTGGTACAGAACCTAATCCTGTTTGAATTGTACAAATTAGCGTTGCTGATGTTCCAACCGTTGTTGAAATGTGAACTAATGACATTTAATCCTCTATCCACTTCATGTTAATTAATGCAGGGTCTATTGCCTTAGCGCTAACTGTATCAACTTTCTCTTTGCCGTAACGCTCAAAATAAATTTTCTCAGCCTTGGCATCTCCAAAGATTGCTCTTTGCTGTAATTCATATTTAGGCATAGTTGCGTAATCATTATCCTTTAATACTTCATCTAATGGTTTACCTATTTCCATTATTCAAACACCCTTCTCTCTTTGAATTGCGCTCCAGTTTCAATAACTTTGTAATACTCACTTGCAGATAGGTTCCAGCCAAACTTTTCAGCCATAGCCGCAACCATTGGGTTTGATCTATCGCCCCAAGTCCATTCCGCAAACATTTCAGCATAGAATTCATCAGCATCTTCTTTGGAATACCTGCTGTAATACCCTTTGCCAAACTTATCTCCACCTAATTTACGCTTTAAGCCACCAATAAACCTACCTTTATTAACATTGAAATACCCATCAAGCGTATGTCCAAACTCATGCGCAATGGTGTAAAGATTTTCATTGGTGGTATTAGCAGATTGCATAAACCAACCGCCGTAATCTTTATTAGGTGTATCAGGTAATGCCGCAATAACATCTCTTTGATTTACCCAAATTGAGTCATGTGACATGTATGTGTAAGCACTTGTTGAAGCCTTTTTCATTGGCTGAACAACAAATGTATATCCACGCTCAACGCCATTAGCATCAAACCTACGCCATTCAGGGAGTTTGGCAATTGTGGCATTAACATTATTGATAAAAGCATCAACATGTTTCTTTTCAATCAATGTGGCTGTTTTATCCACGCGGATTGTATGAACACCATTAGATGTAATAAATGCCGCATCATTAAACTGATCACGCATAATCTTTTTGATATTGTCATTTGCAGGACCTAGTTCTTTGCGCATACGGCGTGTTTCTTGGGTTGCAATCCATTCATCTTCTGTAATTTGTTTCCAAGTGCCAGCCGTAGCAGGAGCGGGAGCGGCTATATCAAATGCTTGCCGTTGAATTACACCCATCTGATCCGTGGTTGGTGCCGTGACTGTGCCGCCTGTTTGGTTAGGAGCGTCAAAATCAGGAATTACTGGGAGCAATACGCAACGGCAATGTGGGTGTTGAGGGGGTTGAGTCACGCCTGAATTAAATGTGCCGCCAATCTGCACAACTTGGTTGGCGTTCTGTGCGCACTTATCGCAAGGGCTAGAAACTTCCCATTCCATTTGTTCTAAGCCCGCCTCTTTATAGCGGCTTACTGTTGCGTAGGAAATAGCGCGGTTCTGTTCTGTAATAGCAATAGATAAAGCCCTTGATGCGCTTGCCACATGGCGTTGAATATTCTTAGCCGATCTTGTAGCGCTTAAACCTAGATCAACAGCGTCAGCAACAGCGTTACCAATATCCCTTACGGTTGTATCGCTAAATTCTTTGAATGTTATGCCCTGACTTTCCAGCAATTGTTGAAACGCTTTAGGTGGGCGTAACAAAAGTGCGGCGGCGCGATCCCCGGGCTTCCAGTTAGCCCAATCCACATAAGTATCTGTTGCTTTCTTTAATTCTCTTGCCATTTGGATTTGTTCATCAGCAAACGCTTCACCTGTTACATATCCTTCAGCCCATACACGGATCATTACTTCTTTGAGGGGTTGCATATTTACATTCACATTAAGGATTACCCATGCTCTTGCGCGGGCGCGATCCTGTGCAGGGTTATCTGATTTGTTTGGTTGTGTGGTCAGATAGCGTTGATAGACATTTTGAGCATCAAAAGATTGAGCGATAGCCGCCCTGATCTTTAGTGCGTTCTTTGCGGCTAAACGCGCATCTGCTTCCAGAGCGCGTTTCCAACTCATGTTAAATACGCTTTAGCGAGCGCTCTTGCGGTATCAAGATCCCCGTCAAATGCACAACGGTTAAGCGCTTCCCCAACAATAGGATCCAAAGACTTGAACTCAAAGAGGCGGGCGCGCTTGCCCTTGTTTGCCCACTTCATAAATGCTTTGACTTCATCAGCAGTATCTCTATCTACTTCTTCTTCAGTTTGGACTTCTTCTGCAATATCTTCTTCTTCCTGCGGTTTAGCGTTTGCAGTATCAGGAGTTGTAGGCGCAATAGCAGTTGCATTAGGTCCTTCCAGAGCGGGAGCAGATGTGACTTCTTTAGCGTTGATAATTCCATCTGGTGAGAACAAGAAAATGTCTGCACCAGCAACAAGCAACGGCATATCTGCTTGTGGAGTATCTAGTAATGGCAGACCTAATTCAGAGCGGCGCTCATTGATTGTTTTGCCAGCAGATGTAACTTCAATCTGTGACTTGCGGGCATTGCTCTCATTGTCATTACGCTTGGAGGTCATTAACTTGAATTCAAGTTCACGCGGCATACCAAGGTAGGCATAAGAAAGGTTTGTAAGCATCTTGGAGTACCAGTTAGCCAATGGTTGAATACCTAGGGCTTCAGCGTTCTCAGCGCGACCTTCTTCAAAGCCTGATCCACCTAAACCGCCCTTTGGAGCAAAGCCAATTTCAGATGGTTGTACGCCAAAGTGACCGCAGATAGATGTAATTAGGTAATCATCAAGTGTGTCTTTGAACTTCTCGCCGTAACCCTCATTGGTAATTGGAGATAGTCCAGATGGGAGTAAGCGAGCGCGCTTGCGTTGTTCTGTCTGTCCAGCAAGATCATCATTTAATATGTTTTCATAAGCGCGTAGCAAATCAGGGTTAGTTCCCCATTCTGCATCTGTTGTAAACATAAGATCTGGTATTACGCCGTCTGTGTATTCAGCGCGGATCCATTGTTGGCGGCGCAAATAAATATCTGCAAGCGGTAGCGCTCGCTCAACGGGTCCAAATCCATAAACGCTTGTTGTACGGCGATTACGCACCGCATACACAAGATCATCGGCAGTAAATTCGCCATCTGCCGCAGGATCATCATTGTTAGCGCTGAATTCAGAGCGTGGAAAACCGTAAAGGATTTGTTGGTAAGCGGGAGCAGGAGCCATTGGGCGCATACCGCGATCATCAATCAACGGCTTAATTGTTGCCCCGTCTAGGATTTGAAAGCCATATAGATCCCCACCTACTGTTGGTTGTGGGAAGATTGCAAGCGCATCAACAACTAATGTTTCTTCTGCGGCAATCATTAACCAGTCTGTAAAGGTAAGTCCATTAGCGCGATCTGGGTTTTCCCAAAATTCACGCACACGGTTAATTTCATCTGTAAATTTTTCACGCGCTTTTGCCATCGCTCGCACATGATCGCCTCCTGCTTCAGATGCAATCTTTTCTGACGCGTCTGTTGCCAACACAATATCCCAATCAAGTCCAGATAACTTTGATTTAGTAACTTCAACACAACGGCGCAAAATATCTATTTGATCTGCGGCGGCTCTTAGTGTCTTAAACGGAATTAATCGCGTTTCAGTTACATTGATGTTCTGTGCAACTTGATATTCAAAACGGCGTGGGTCTGGTCTGCCATCTTCACGCAATGGGTTGATTGCGCCGGGAGTTAATGGATTGCCGGGACCAAACGGAACCATTGATAGCCAAGGGTTTCTTGGAAGTGGAACATTGTTACCGTATGACTGTCCGATACTGCCACTTTGTAGCATTTCTTTTTCCGACATTGTTACGGATCCAGCAGGTAAGTTAGGTGCTTTCTCAATATCTGTTGTTGCTAATGCTCTTGCGATACGGTCACGCAGACCCATTTGTATCTCCTTGGTTTATGCCCCTTATGGTTCAGGCTTCGGTTATGGTATCAGTTATTTCTATTTGATAAACAGGCTCGGCAATAGTTTCAAACTCTGTGCGGCTAGTTTCTACATAATCACCCTGACCGCAGATATTGCACTTAGTCACTACTTGGGCATCATCATTGTTGCGAGTTTCAACATAGAAATGATTGCAACACTCTGAACTGTATTCGTACTTTATAGCCACAATTTCTCCTTAGTAGTAAATATAAACAACACCGTTGCCGCCTGAACCAGCGGTGCCGCCAGTAGGAGCACCGCCTCCACCACCTCCGCCTGAGCCACCGTTGCCGCCATTGTTTGCAGAGCCAGCAGAACCATTGCTTGTGTAACCAGCACCACCGCCACCACCGCCACCTGTTGAAGCAGTAGAACCACCTGTCCCACCTGAATATAAATCGCCTGTGCCACCTGTGCCACCAGCGGCGTTACCAGTACCAGCACCACCACCGCCACAAATAAGTCCACGACCACCAGCAAAGCCTTGAGAGTTGGGAGCGCCTCTGCCTGAGCCACCGCCTGTTGAAACTCCAGCACCAGCATCAGTAGTTGCACCACCGCCACTTGCATATCCAACGGTTGCTGCTGCTGCAACGGGTGCGCCTGTGTAAGAAATAGTTGATGGTTGATTGCCTGCAATTACTGTTGTTGCACCAGCGCCAC